GCACCACTGACCCGGCCGGGAACATCAAGTTGGACAAGGCAGCAAGCTCATTGCGCATCGATCCGTTGGTCGCCACAGTCATGAGCGCATTCTGTTGCTTGGATGGCAAGACGGAGACCGCGTTCAGCGTAGACAGGTTGATCGGGTGAAGCCGCGTACGCCTGCAGGCGCCCAGGCCCCGGTGGCTACGCTGTCCCGGCGCTACGCCGTCGCAGGGCCCCGCCTGCCGCCGCCTGCCGGGAGATTTTGATGGCGCGAATCGGGTACCTGGCGAAGTTCAACTTCACGCCGGAAGATCTTCAAGCGTGGTGGAAACTAAGAGCCAAGTACCGGGCACGAAACCACGTCTGCAGATTCTGCAAGCACTTCTTTCAACACGGCGAAGTCAAGATTGTCGACCACATCAAGCCCCATCGTGGCGACCTCGAGTTGTTCTTGAATCCGAGCAACCTCCAGCTGCTTTGCAAGAAGTGCCATGATTCTAAGAAACAGATTATCGAACGAAACGCATCAAAGCCCGAGGTGGGCCTTGATGGTTGGCAGAAGTAGGTTCAGGGTTCGCCAGCCATAGCTTCGAACTTATTGGCCGGTATCCATTTCTCGGCCAGGCCCATACGAGCTTGGTACTGTTCACGCTCTCTGCGCACTGTCTGCCAATGGTCTTCATGTTCTTGCTCTTGGCGAAGTGAGATGTAGAGGCGGTCGATTGACTCCTGAGCTTCCGCTTCAGTATCGAATCGGGCCCACCGTGCTTTGACGCCGTAGACGTCCTTGTGAAGCTCACTGTAGATCTGAGTGAGTTCGTCGAGGTAGGTGTACTCTTGTTCGCATTCATTGTTCATTTGCTTTCTCCGGTGAGTGAGTGGTTTAGCGTGAAGCTGAGATAAGTACTTTAGCGATATTCATCTTCTGACGAGCAGATTCAGCGTCGCCGTTTTCAAGGACGTGTTGAGCGTCAGATAGAATTGACATCGCGATCATTTGGAACCCAGTTACTTCAAACATGAAGCTGTTCTTAGCCGCTTCTACGATTTGTTCACGGCCGTTCGGGAAGTCTTTGCCGAAGCAGTTCATGTTGGCGATTTGGTCGTTGGTGTAGTTCATTTGCTTTCTCCAGTGGGTGAGTTGATATGAACATTCTAGGTTAGATTCGATACTATGTAAAGGCTAGATTTGAACTAACCTACTTTCATTTACTTTTCGTTAATCTTGAACTAATCATCCTTTACAAGCAGTTCAAAATGTAGGACTATATAGTATGACCAATAAAACTGACCTGTGGTGTGTATACGTGCAGAAGTGCAACGGCGTACCTTTTTACGTAGGCCTGTCTAAAAGCCGGCGAAGACCTCGACACCTAGGGCCTGGGAACAGGTCTAAGGCCTATCGTGATTTCGTGAAAGATAATAGCAAAGGTGAGTTCAGTGTAGCTATAACCTACATAAGTAACGAAATTGAGGCTAGGCAAATGGAAACGAGCCTTATTCGTGTGCTAGAAGTAAAGCACAACCTAGTTAACGTAGTAGGCAAACTAAGCAACAACCTATACAAAGAACGTCAGTACTGTTTACAACAGCAGCTAGAAGAAGAACAAGTAGCTGTTAACGACTTGATATTAAATAAACGGCGCATATTATAAACTAGTTTTATAAATCTCGCAAGGATTATTTAGTTCTCGAATTAATAGTTCAAAATAATTCAAAAAAAGCCTTTACAAGTGCCTCAAGATGTGGTATACTTAGAATAAGCAGAATAGCAACTCCTCTAATCAGGTGCAAGCCATGGATATTATCACTAAAGCTAGCGCAGGCAAAATCTCAGGCACTCACACTTTCGTGCTGAGCACTGAAGTGCCGGATCGCGTGGGCGATGTGGTGAAGCTGGATGGCATGGACCTGAAGAACTTCGAGTCCAATCCTGTCGCTCTCTACATGCACAACCACGTCGAGCCTATCGGCATGTGGAAGAACTTGCGCCGTCAATCGGGCGCACTGATCGGCGACTTGATGCTGGCTTCTCGTGGCACCAGCCGCCTGGTCGACTTCGCGCATTCCATGATTTCGCAGGGTATGCTCAAAGCCGTATCCGTTTCGTTCCTGCCTCTCGACAGCGTCCTGAACAAAAGTGGCCGTGGTCGTACTATCAACAAATCCGAACTGATCGAAGTCAGCCTCGTGACTGTGCCCATGAATCCGCAAGCCCTCATGGTCGCCAAGTCGCTCGGCTTCTCCGACGTCGAGATCAAGACCTTCTTCAGCGATGGCGAGATTGCCATAGACGCTGAATTAGAAAAGCTGGCTCAGGAGAAGTCACTCCGTTACGAAGCCTCGTTACAACGTGCCCGCCTGGCCATCATCCAAGCCAAGCGTGCTTCTCGCCCAAACAGGAGTGAATTATAATGTCTCTCGCCGAACGTATCAAAGCAGCCCAAGTCGCCTTGGTTGCCAAAAAAGACCAGCTGGTCGCACTGACCAACAAAATGCTGGAATCCCCTGATGACGACACCGTCATTACCGAAGTCGACGCAGTATCTGCTTCAATCGAAGTTGACACCAAGTCGCTCGAATCCCTGCAACGTGCTGAAGCTGCCCTGGCTTCGCGTACCCAATCTGCTGCTGTCGTGCAATCCAAGAACCTGGGCTCGCATGATGATGCCAAGAACTTCGTGTACCGCGAAGCTGCTGTCAAGCTGCTCGCCGTCACCACCAACAAATCCGTTGAGCAGATCATCTCCGAGCGTTACAGCAAGGACGAGACCTTCAAGGACTTCCTGGTTGCCAAAGCAACTCAGTCGCCTGCCAACACTGGCGTCGCTGGCTACATCCAGGAACTGATCAACCCGATTGCCATTGAAGCATTCCTCGCCGACTTGAAGCCGGCTTCGGTGATCGCTCGCCTGCCGTTCTTCTCGGTCAGCTTCGGTGCCAACAACTGGGCCGGTGCCAAGTTCCTGTGGCGTGATACCAGCAAGAAAGCTGCTGCCGCCTACCGCGCTGAAGGTGCTCCTGCCCGCGTCCGTGGTGCTCTGTTCGCCAGCAAGACTCTGCCGCCCTACCTGATGTCGGTCATCACGACTGCCACCAAGGAAGCTCTTCGTTACTCCAACCCAGACCTGGAAGCAATCCTGCGCAATGCGATGATCCAAGACACCGGCGAATCCCTGGACGTCTCCGTCCTCTCGGATGCTGCCGCCGTCGCTGGTGTGTCGCCTGCCGGCCTGCTCAATGGTATCGTCCCGGTCACTTCATCCGGCCAAGACCTCGACCAGATCCAAGCCGACGTCCGCACGATGAAGACCACTTTCATCAACGCCAACATGGGCACCGGCCTCTACTGGGTCATGTCTGACGCCACTGTGCTTTACTTGCAGACCGTCACCAATGCCCTCGGTGCCTACGTCTACAAAGACGAACTGGCTGCTGGCCGCTGGGAAGGTCTGCCGTACGTCTCGAGCACCAACGCCGACCCTGACGCAATCATCCTGATTGCTACCCCTGAAGTCGCCTTTGCTCTTTCGGCGCCTGAAGTCAGCATGTCGATGGAAGCTACCATCCACGAGGAAGATACCACTCCTGCCGAAGTCGGCGGAAGCACCTCGCCGGTCCGCTCGCTGTTCCAGACCAACTCCTGGGCCATCAAGACGGACTTCGTTCAGTCCCACATGCGTCTCCGGTCCCCTGCGGTTGCAGTCCTGGACATCACTGCCTGGGTCTAACCGCTTTGAAGCCCCGGCATAACGCCGGGGCTTCATTTTTACTTGGAGAACGAACATGGCAAATTCAAAAACGGTTGTATGGTTATTCAAGTCGACGCCGACAGATCCGTCTGCCAAACTCGGCTTCTACCAATGTCTTAAGGCTGCAGCTGAATCACTGGTCTCTGGTGGCTTCGCACAATGGCCTAAGATCGGTGCTTACCGATTCAACAAACTCAACAAGGCGCCGATCCTAACTGGCGGCTTTGCTTCGACAGCTCTTTCTACAGAAGAGGGTGGCACAGTTAGTGTTCGTGTAATCGTCTCTGCTGCCTGCGATACCATCACTCGGTACTTCATCAGCGTTGACCCGTCGAGTACTGCTGTCGCCGGTGAAGACTACGAAGATGACCTGCCTGACTACCTCGACGTAGCTGCTGGCCAAACTCAATCGCCCGTCCTCACAGTTACAACGATTGATCGTGCAGGCGCTCAAGGCATTCGTGACCTTGTGTTGAAGTGTGAAGAGGCTACGCATTTCATCAACAACACCGCACCGGTCGCAACTATCACCATCAATGACGGCATCTAATGGCTAACAGGCTCACTGCTGCAATCAGTAAGATCTTCAGGGTTGGTACTGCACCTGAAGGTCTTGCTGCACCTACGTACGGCATCAGTGAATTCGGCAATGTGTTCAGCGTGCCTTTCGGCAATGGCTGGGAGCGTGGGCTCTCAGGCTCGACTGGAACCAATGGTACTGTGATGGCCGTTGTCACTGTCATTTCACGGGTGCTGTCGGCGTCTTACCCGAACCACGTACGCCTCACTGAAAAAGGTGGGCGTGAAACAGTTACGACCAGCGCTGCACATCGCTTGCTCATGCACCCGAATGCTGCCCAGAATGTTGTTGACTTTGTTTCAAGTGTGATCTTCGCCTTGAGCTTTTACGGCAACTACTATGCCTACGTGAAGCGCAACGCCAGGTATGAACCCATCGCCTTGATCCCGTTGGACCCGTCAAAGAAACGTGCGTACTTTTCTGACGATTACACTGAGGTGTTCTACGACGTCAGTGACGCCGGCAGCTTTGGTACTGACCGAGACACGAACCAGTTGGTTCCGTCGCGTGATATCCTGCACATCAAGTTGCCGTCAAGGACGTCTGTGCTGCACGGCGACTCGACGATCACTTACGCCGCAGGTGCTTCAGCCATCAATGCTGCTATCCAGGGTTCGAGTGCTTCGTTCCTGGCGAACATGAATCGTCCATCAGGCATCCTCGCCACTGACGAGAAGTTGACTGGTGCGCAGATGACTGAATTACGTACTAAGTTTGACGAGACTTCCAAAGGCGTCAACCAAGGCAAGGTGCCTATCTTAGGCTTCGGTCTCAAGTGGTACCCGATGAGCATCAGTGCTAATGATGCCCAGGTCGTCGAGACCTACAACATGAGCGTACTCGATATCTGCCGCGTCTTCGGTGTGCCAATTCAGTTGCTCGGCCTTGAATCCAATGGTGCCGCCTCCAGCGTCTCTACGTTGATCGGCCAATTCAAGGCCGGATCTTTGTTGTACCTTGCTGAGTTGATTGAGTTCAGCCTTGAAGATTTGTTCAGCATGGATCACGTGAAAGACACAGTTCGCTTCGACTTGGACAACGTCTCACGTGCTGACTTCGAGACTGAGATCAACACCCTCACCAAGGGTGTCCAGAACGCTGTCTTCAGCCCGAACGAAGCCCGTAACAAAGTCGGCCTTGACTCAGTGCCGTACGGCGACGAGCCGCGAATCCAAGCCCAGAACGTCAGGCTTCAGGACGCCGTGCCGGCGCCTGCTGCACCGTCAGCTCCTGTCGGCGGTGATACTGAAACTGATGAAACTGATGAAACTGAAGACCCAGAAGATACCGAAGACCTGGCCGACGAGGACGAGGTCGCCAAACACTTGGCTGTACTAATCAAAGGATACAGCAGTCATGCATGATAACATCTTACGTGCAGTAGCAAAAACGATTGCAGCGAATTCTGATGAATTGCGGTCAAAGATCGACGAAGCTCGCACCGAATTTGACGTCAAAATACAGAACATTGATGTCGGCGTAAATCAAGAATTCGTCGACAAAGAATTACAAAAAGCAATTCAGACGATTCACGATTCTGTAATTCAAATGCAGGAAACTTTGGTTGAAAAGACTGAAGTCAATTTTAACAGTCTGCAGTCGAAGGTCAAACTTGTTGAACTGTCTTTAGAAGCAACTGGGCAAAAGTCCTTGCACCTTCTGACAGCGATTGAGAACCTTGACGCTTCGTCAAATAAGTCAATCGCTGAATTGAGCGAGCGTGTCGAGAAGGCTGAACTGGCCAATGACGAGACCTTAAATCTTGTTGCTGATCGCCTTGAGCAATTCGCCGACCCTCTCGCCAGTGCTGCCCATGAAATCGTCAAAGCTGGTGTTCGCATCGACGAGGTTCGTGATCGTGTCAGTGACCTGGAGATGGAAGTCGGGAACTCTGTTTCCAGCCTGCAGAAACAAATACTGAACAGCACTGAAAA